ATAAATTATCTGATAACACAAAAGAATCAAATATTCCAGATACATTACCCGTTAATAAAAAATCTATTTCCGTAAAATCTCCGAAAGTAAGCAGTCCAGTATTTAAATATCTAGGACGATCATAAAAATTTTTAACACCAGAAATAATTTGATCACCAACCGTATAAACAATATTTGGTGATCCAAGTGGATAATAATCTGATAATCTAAGACTCATTATTATTTAATTTACACTTATATAAAGGTATTTGTTTCTGAATTATATGTTTTATACATATAATCTGGATTATAACCAGTAATAACACAAAGCGGTTTTATATACATAATTCCAGTTGTTTGATTATTTTCATCAATTAAAAAACTTGGTATTGCTGGGATTGGTTCTCCAGACGTATATATTTTATACGTATAACCATCTATACGATTACTTTTTGGATCAATAAAATATGTTACTTTTCTCATATTAAATTATTTTACTTATAAACATAAATGGAAGATTTCCATAGGGTGGTAAATATACAGGGTATCCCCATGGCTGGTCAGGTTGACCCTGTACAATTCTTAAAGCCCCAGCATGTAAAAAATCAGCCACTACATATTGAGGAGTTGTTATTTTAAAAGTGGTAAATCCTGCACACATAGCTTCTCCATTAAAAGTTGTTGCAATTGGGCCCTGCGCAAAAGATGAAAGCACGCGAGGTCTTTGAGGGCTAAAAGGAAGTAATGGTGGAGGATTTCCGGGGCCAAACCCCACATCTAGAAGAGGATTATTTATGGTTAACCCTCCAGGGATTTCAGTATCCCAAGATCTTAATCTTGCTCTTAAAAAATCACTTGTATCTCTTAAATTATAAGAACTGTATCTTAAATCTACATTATAAACCCCAGGTTCTCTAAAATAAATATTTTTTGTAGTAGAATTATAAGTTATAAATTTTGTATTATCTATTGTAGAAGAAATGGCAGTATAATCGGTGTTAAAATATTCAATATTATTCCAAGGTATTTTATAATTGTTAACATCTAAACTATCAAATAGTTCATTATTATTATTTTCTTGAATACTCAAATATAATAATGGAATAACATTGTTATTATTTACAAATTGATTATTTGAATAACTATTATCTAAAATACTTATTCTCCACCCATAGGGTTGACCCTCCCAAACTAAAATAAAATGCGCGCCTCTTATATCACAAATTAAACCAGGAAGTCCAGAAAAACCTTCTATATTATGAGTGTTACTTTGAACAATTAAATTATTTATATGAAAACTTTTATTAATATCGATAATTTCTATAATATCCCCCAACTCTAAGCCAATAACTGGCAAAGATAATGTTAAACTATTAACAGAAGTATCAACTGCAATTTTTGAATTTCTTTGTATATTTCCGGAAACATTTTGAGAAGTAAATCTTAAAATAACTGGACCAGTTGAACCTGTAGCTCCTGTTGACCCTTGTATTCCAGTTGCGCCTGTTAAACCGGTCGCGCCAGTTGCTCCAGTTGAACCTGTAGCGCCTTGTGCCCCTGGAGGGCCTTCTAAATTAATTTGCCAAGATGTAAATGTTCCAGAACCTACTACACTTGTAATATTAACAGTAAGAGAATTTGAGGTATAGTTTAAAACTATACCTTTCATAAAATTAATTACAGAATTAGCTATTATTACAGGTTGTCCTATAGAATACGCTAACCCAGTAGACACGATAAAAGTTTTTGAACCAAGTGTAATTGAATGACTTGTATTAGAAGATGTGAAATACTTATCTCCTGATAAACCAGTTGCACCAGTAGAACCGATTCCCGTTGCTCCAGTTGCGCCTGGCGTACCAGTGCTTCCAGCTGGTCCAGTAGCGCCAGTACCTCCAATAGTACCAGTAGCGCCAGTGGCACCAGTAGCGCCAGTGGCGCCAGTGGCACCAAGTCCACCACTAGCAGTACTTAATTCTTGCCAAGACGTTCCATCATAATAATAATACTTGTTCTGATTTGTTACATAAACAATAATACCTTGATAAACACGATTTGATGCAACCAACGCATTTCTAGCTGCTTCATTGGCAACAACAATTCTATTATCAAGTGGAACTTGAGAATTTAAGTTAAAATTTAATCCTAAGGGTATAGCCATAATTTTTAAAAATCAAATGTGTAACCAAATGGGGATGCAAAAGTAACAGAAAGAGTTTTTTCTCTAACTGTATACACATGAGTTGAGCCATTTGCTAATGTAAAATTTAAATTAGATCTTGTTATCCAGTCAGAAGTATTATCGAAACCATTCTGGTCTCTAATTTCTGACAAAGACCCCCAAGATTGCGGATAGGCAAAATATAATTTTTGATTATTTGCACCAAAAAATAAAGTTTTATCAGATGGTAATTCAACTCTTTTAACAAGTTGTCCAGTAATTTGTGCCGGTGTTAAATTTGCGACACCCGATCCAAAATAAAATGGAGCTTCGAAATTTATAGTTCTTACATTACTAGTAATTTGTACAATTTGATTATTTTTATTTCTAGAATTTGCCCTCATGAATACATTATTAGAAGTATTTGTTAAATTTACAGTAACGCCAGTCGTAAAATTTACTGTAGGACTTGGTATCACAGGAACTCTTGGAGTATCATTAATAAAAGATCCTAAATTCGTAATTTGATTTATGTTTACGCTACCAGTTGTTATAGTTCCTACGAAATTAACAGTATTTAATGTTGTTCCTAATTCATATACAATATCAAAACTGTTTAAATTAATTTTTGCTTGTACGAAAGGATAAAATAAATTATCTAAAAAAGTAGCAAGGTTATCGCCACCAGGTTCTAAATTTGTGAATCCAGGAACTTCTAAACTAATTTTTCTATTTCCATCAAAAACAGTGGAAGCTGCTCCAATCTCACCAGTCGTTGCTAACCCAATACCATTTAAAGAAGGACGGGTGATGAAATTTTTAGTGCCACTAATAGTTTGATTGCCAATTGTATATACAACATTTTCAATAGAACCTCCTCCACCGCCTTCTCCTTGTAGTAAAACTCCTATACCTCCAACAGTTGGTCTATTAACAAAATTTTTAGTACCACTTATTGTTTGATTGCCAGTTGTATATACAATACCTTGAATAGGTAATCCGGCTTGTAGATTAATAAGAGATTGAGTTAATTCTATAGGTGTTATAAAAAAATTATCACCATATCCACTAATTAAATCAGCAATATCTGGATGTAATTGATTTTTTCTAATTAAACTTCTGCTCATATTAATCTAGTTTACTATGATATAATAAAATGGCTGTTTTATAATCTAAACCATATTCAGCAGCAATTTCATTTATTTTTTCCATATTTGCATTTAATTGAACTGGTTTATTAATATAGTCATTGATTTTATTCATCCAGTCTTTTGGAGATTCATTTGTTGCAATTGTTTCTGCAATTGTTTGAATAATTTCTTTTTGTTCTTTTGTTAATCTTTTACGATCATACTTTTCTTTTAAAGTTGTTTCCACGGCTTCAACTAAACTATCAAATTTTACTAGATTTTTGGCTACAAGATCTGCGTTAATTTTAGGTTTTACTTCCGATGCTTGAACGGTTGGCGCTGTTCTAGGCGCTTTTGTTGTTTGGGGGGTTCCGGTTCCAGCGGGGCGGCCAGTTTGTTGTTGTTGAGGTTTATTTAAAAGTGGTTGATATAAACCGTCTTCTTGAAGTTTTCGAAATTCTTGTTGAGATTCAACACTTTCTTCGGGTAGGGGTAATCTTCCAGTATCTATAGCCGTAATTCCCTCTTCTGGAGTCAGAACACCTAATTCTATAAGCCTTGAATAAACGCGCGTTAAATTTGCGTCACTCTTAAAGTCAGCGTCTTTAAAACGTGCGACTGGCAAATTTTTAAAACCAAGATTTTTACCAATTTTTTTCATTTCTGGTAAGATGAACTCATTCATAAATGTTTCACGCGCATGCTTTAATCTTGATAAGAATACTTCTATTTTAGTATTAGTATTGGCATATTTTTCTTCGCCAAAAAGAACGTTATTTAAACCATAACGAATATCACGATCAACAACTTCATATTTTTTAGGATCAAGAATATTACTGATTTCTGGAATAATAAATTTAATATTAGTTGTATAGTCAGTTACCAGAATACGGCCCACGCTTTCATTTTCGAAAATTTTTCTTAACGTTCCGATTTGTTCTTTAGTTGGCATACCGACTTCATCATTTCCCATTGTAACCAATAAGACCGCTTGCTGTATTGTACGGCTGATTGCCATATCCATGTTTTTAAGTTCTTGCTTCCAGTTAATATCTTCGAGAACTGGGAAACCCATCGGGACGCTAAATGGTTCATAATCTTGTTTTTTATAAAATACTGGAATAAATCTTTCTGGATCTAATTCAAATATCATGTATTGATTTGATTGGGTAATATTACTGGTAGTTTTTAAATCTTTTACATTTTTAACTCTTTGGGCAAGTTCTCTATCTTGTTCATTATCTGGATTCGTTAAAACTTGCATTTCAAAATCGTTTAAAACTTTAATATATTGAGGAGTAATAAATGAAGCTGATCCAATAGCTTGAATATCAGCAGGATTTAAAATAATATATCTAACAGGAATTTCTCCGGTGCGAGCTTCTGTCGTGATTAAATCCGTAAGAACGCGCATATCTTGTTTGGTAAACTGAGCATTTAATTTGTATAAAAATACATTTCCACTACGGAAAAATTCGCGGAAAAACATATCTTGTAATTTCCATAAATTAACACGGTCTCCCCATGCTTGGAAAAATTTACGGGATTGTTCATTGCCACCAGTAAAATAAATAGGCGAGCAACTAAACTCGGTCATTAAATCAATAGTATTTCTAAAAATAGAAAAATTATAATAGGCTTTTTGACATAAAATAATAGTGTCTTTAATACTTATATTAGAAGTATATTTACCATAACCGCCACCATAAATAAAAGGAATTACCCCACCTTCAATATTTGCATATTTATCAGTCCTAGAGATTGTGGATGACCTATTTCTTCTTACGGAAGTATTCACTTCACCACGACTAGCTTTGACTTCTATAGTATCTTTTGATTTTATAGACCCTTCAATTACCTGTGGTTCTGGGAACTTAATATTTTTATTGGTATTACGCGCCATAACTTATTATAACAGTCTATTACACTAAAATCTGATATTTTATTAGATTAATTCTGCTACAAAAGTTGTATTCTTTTTTGTAAAGTTCTCTGGGGCCATTATATCAAAATAGGCTTTAACACCCCAATTGCCAAGCATAAGAGTTGTATAATTATCTTTTCTAGCTCTATTTATACTTGTAGATTTTCTTAAATGAGATGGCAAATCAAAACTTTGGGTACCCCTAGATGTTGTAGTGACCTCAACATTGGCACACTGATCTTTCGTATCTTGAACAATGAAATCCTGCTCTTCTATAAATTCGCGGACGGTCAATTTCTTTGTTTCGTATTCATTATCCGCCTTTTCCCCGATTCCTCTAGGATATATATACTCCATCGGAAGATTCATTGTAAAAATATTTTCTAAAATATCAGGATGGTTGCTCGCGCGCGAGGCAAACCATATTTTTTTATGATCAATGCAAGTTTGTAAATAAGAGTTCGCGCGACCCAAAAAGAAGCTTGTAAAATATTGTTTAATACATATGTTGCCAAAATCTTTATTGTATTGACGCGCACAATCTTTTAACATTTTAGTATAATCCTCATTTTCTTTATCTGAATCAAAATCCACAAAACCAATCTTACGATTCATGTCTTTGAAAAACTGAGAGTTATTTACCGCATCTATAAAAGTATCTGCACCCGCATGGTCAATAATAATCAAGGCAATATTAAAGTTTTTATATAAATAATAAAAATATTTTATATGATCTTGCAACGATGACCCTGCGGCTTGGTATCCATGAACTAATACGCCTTGTTTTTTTTCTTCATCTAGCTCAATAACACTCATGGCAAAATAATCGGCAACTTTAGAAGACGAAAAGTTAGGGTCAATTGCTAAAATATATTTTTTATCACTATCGCCAATTACTTTGGTAGTTGGATATTCCCCATCTGAAATCGTACACTCATGCATTTTTTTAGGTGAAAAATAACTATCCCCGCCATCAATAAAACGAGCGCAATATTCTCTTAAGAACGAATGATGTGAACTTCCGCCACTTTTAGCTACTTGAATTGCGCCTTGGTCCACCATATGTTGTGGTAAGGCTTCATAACTTAATTGGGAAATAAAATATGTCCCAGGAAGCTCTCCCTCTTTAGACTCTTGTTCGTCTGGATGTTCTACTAAATGTGACCATTGTTGATAGACGCGAAATAAATGTTCAAAGGTATAACTTGCAGAACTTAAACATAACATTTGAGATGTGTTCTCAAAAATATGCCTATTGTCTGGATGTAGCAAGCCCTTTTTTATTAATTCTTCTTCTAATTTTCTAATACGAATACGTTCGCCTACATCTCTTGGAGAACTCAAGAATGGAATAAGAACATTGTCAATAATATCCGGAGGTAAAAGTAAAAACTCATCCAAAATAAGTACGTTAGCGCGGATACCACGAATTTTTTCTCCAGTTAGTGGAATAGCTGTGATGCTGCCACCATTAATTTGCCATTCGTATTGGTCATTCCGCTTACTTTTTAAACCAAAACATTGTCTGGCTAAGGCCGCGCCTGGAGACATTAAAAATTTTTCAATTTCATTAAAAACACGGCGACTAGTACGAAAGTTAATAGATGCAATAAGTATTTTAGTTCCAGGCTCTAACATACATTTAAGAATACAATAGATCGCAGCGCAAAAACTTTTAGCACCACCACGACCCCAAACTAACATACAGTAATTTCTATTAAAAAAAGAATTCAGCGTTAATTCTTGGTAGGCTTCTAATGTTAAGCCCATTGATAGCTCTGTAGTAAAACCAAGATTATATCTTAGGAATTTAGCAAGGCTAACCCTTGCCTCTTCGTCAGTTAAATCGCCCTTTAAATTAAGTAACTCTTTATTAACGTTAGCTAATGGTTTAGATTTTTTTTGATTTCCTACGATGAGTGCCATTTTGTATCAAAGTAATATTGTAAATCTATTTTATAGGCCTCTTCATTCATACCTAAAATATGAAGTGTTTTGTTTTTCGCTTCTTCGCGCCCATCACAAAAAACAAATTGTAAA